TACATAATTCACAACCAATACAAACATCCAAGTCAATTCCTACATATGTCTGTGGTGTAATATCTGAGTCCACCTCGTATATGCAATCAACAGGACAAACCTCTATACAAGCGTTGCAGCCGGTGCAAGCATCTTGGTCAACAATTGCTAGCGACTTGGGCCATTTCTTTCTCTTGTATCTTTTCTTCATCAGGTGAGCCTCAATGCTTTTGTGGTGATAGTGCCAGTTCATATCCCTTGAGCAGAAAGACCGCTTCTTTCACGCTGATATCCTCATCAAACTTGAAAAGCATATCCTTATCTGCTTCTCTAAACACTGTTACACCTTGATCGTATCCGTTGTTGTAGAAGTAACAGGTGTAGTCTGTGCCGTAGATATCGTATGTCTTCTTGTTGGTCATCTCATTTGTTCCAATTAGGTTCTATTTATTCTTATTTATATGTTCTGTTTGTAATCAACACATTTCATTGACCACCTTCATTCTCCCAGTCATCTACATCAGTAGTCTTAGAACTCTTAACAGGATTACTATCAATATCTTTATATCCACCCAATGTATACCAACATAGACAGGTAAAGATCAAAGATAGCATAAAGAATACAGCAACGGATGCAATCAGAGTAAACAGTGAGTATAGATCAAGATACACGATTGCACCACCTTTTCTTGCAATAAGTGACTTAAATACGTTTTGTTGTTGACTTTTGGGGGAATTCCCCATGTTTTTTGATGTTTTTTCGGAAATGTTCGAGCTTTAAGCCCATATTACTATACCATAAGGAAAGGAAACCAGTTGGAAGAAATTAAAACGATTCAGAAACTCCAAGGTTTCTCAAAAAACTTTCCAGAAATCCACGAAAAAAGCGTTCCGCCGGTTGTATACTATATGTACCTGAAGTATGGATGTGAATTAAAGGGATCAAAAGGCAATGGTATACTTAAGAATCTTTTGGGCTTTCGCTTACCTTCTGTTGTTTTATTACTGTGTATTTACAGTAGTTTTTAACTTAGACGCCTTCACCTTAGCGGAAAAACTTACTTTCGGGCTAATAATTTCTGGTGTTCACCTTCTATCAACAGAGGGCCACCTCTAGGAAGTTTGTTACTTCGGTAGCAGGGCAAGACTTTCAACTTTATAAATGCCCTATAGAGTAACTGAGGTGGTCTTAAGTAGCCGCAGACTATTGCAGTCTTGCGGGGTGGTGGTGGGATCATACATTGTAGTTTGTTAAACTGGCCTGTCCATTTCCATGGGGGGGTTTCTCTCTCAAGAGAGAGGAAAGGGTAAGACACTTGTTTAGAATACTTAGAATGATTCTTGCCACCCCGCTTTACTTGACTGCTAGTTTTTTACTCTTAGTATCTTTAAAGATTTATCCACCAGATCTAAGAGATAACGCGCGGGATAGTTTTCTTTAGGTGCTTCTTAAAGAGTCACCAACAATCCAAGCGCCGCCTAGTAGGATGAGATGGTTAACTTGCTCAGGAGTAACTCCGAGTCCAAATCCATCAGCAAGAGTGAACACCAAGCCTCCTACAGCCAACCAGAAGCGTCGTGAATGAAACAGAGAAGTAATCTTGTCTACCATTGTAAATCTCCAGTAGTTTTATTTATGTGTTCTTTACTTGCAGCGTGAGCAGCCGCAGTCACAATTACAGTGATCACAGCATTGACATTCATCGCCGCATACGCAGGCTATAGCGGAAGCCTGAACGTCTGCACTAACTGATCGTTCTCCACAGTAGCCTACAAGCAGGCCAATGGCGAACACAGCAAAAAGAGCCAGACAATGTTTCATGGATCATTACTCCTTTCAAAAGTAAAGTACGTACAGGATATTATACCCCATCTTCCTCGTCTAGCTGGATAATGGGCGGATTGCTGTGCGTTATTTCTCCATTTTGTATAGTAATAAAGAAACTATGCGTAATGGTATTCGTTGGAGTAGTCGCGTCAGAACCCCATTGCTGTGTCCACACGTTGACTCTCCACTTATCTTCAAATATATTTCTAACTGTTGTTCCAAAGTAATGAACTGGTTTTCCTAGCAGTCCTAGTACCATACTGACTACTCTCTCATCGCGCTCGTAATTGCTTTCAGCTTCAGACTGTTTGGGTTTTTTAACTGGAACTTTCTTGACGCTTTGATGCATCTTGTACCTCACTTTGTTAAAACTCGCGTGCTAACCTTTATTGGACCTGACGGAACAAAAAGGGGTAAGACAAAAGACTCCAATGGTGCAGAAATTCAACAGACTATGCAAAAAAAAATGAAACTCGCGTGCTATTGACTATCCTTGACTATGAAGAAATAAGAAGGGGTAAGACTACCTTCTTTTTTTTCGATATTGAGATTCAGTCTCAGCCCGCTTTGTTTTCCTCCTTTTTTTTCTAAGCCTATGTATACCAACCACTTACGTCATTATATCATACACATCGTCATTTTGGAACCCCAACCTTGAGGAAATCTTCATAAGTCTTTATGGGGCAACAACTTAGGCACGGTTCAAAACTCTGCAAAACTCGACGTAACCCGTTGTCATTCAACAACTTAGGGCGGGGCGGGCCGCCCGCTCGGCCCCCGAGCGTCAACCCCAAAACGAAAAAACCCCGCCCCCCGGAGATAGGCCGGGAAGCGGGGTCGACGGTCGCAACGGTTCGCGTTATGACGCGAGCAGAACCGCACTCTCAAGAGCGCGTCGGCTCATGTTCCCATTCTGGCCGAACCAGAGCGAGTCCATGCGGTTCTCATTGTTGCGTCCCTTCGAGTAGTTCAGGTATTCGGTAACGCCGTTATATGCGGCCCACCATGTACCTTCTACTCCCGGCAGATCATTGCCCTTGCCGGTCTCGAACAGTTCCTCGATAGTCGAGACAATGTTCTTCGAGCGAGTGGACAACTCATCCTCTGCCTTATCATGAACCCCGAGAACGATTCGCACATACTTGTTCAAGTCTTCGGAATTGATCGAGCGAGATGCGAGGAACCTGTATTCCTCGGCAGTCGTCTCGAATTCCTGATTGGCCAAGTTCATAACGTCGCGGAGTTTCTCGACGTTATTCTTCACGAATCGGTGATGACGAACACGGATGAGGTTCGACGCCGTGCAATCACGCGCCAATGCCTCGGTGTTCGCACAAACAACACGAATGGGAGTAAAACCAAAATGAACAGCCAATTTCCCATCGTGCCCATTGGAGAGCAGCGCGAACTTGGCGATCTCGTCGCCTCGCACGATCTCCGTATTCTCCAGCCCTAACTGGCAGAGAATCCAAACACGTTCGCCACCACGGAGAGATCCCGCAGTATGCAGAATGAGGTCGCCGGAATCTACCATTGGCTCGAAGACCTCGAAAGCGTGCTTGTTCTGTAGCGGGGTCCAGCGTGGACCGACAACGCCCAACACTCGCCCGTCCGATTGTCTCACGGACGCTTGAGCCTTTACCTTCTCACCGTTCTCACGGTAGAGCGGTTCCGTCTCCACTTCCCAATTCAAACCAGCCTGATTGAAAGCGTCCCAGAATCCGGTCGCCTCGTCAATCTGTGTGCCGAGTCCGTGCCAAGGGGTAGAGCCAGCAAAAACCATCTTTTCAACTTCGTGCGTCATTCTTCGATTCCTCAGTGTGAGAGTAAAGGTTTCCGTTATTATACCACAAGACTCTACAAAGTCAAGTCGTCATCTCCGTATTCGTCGTCTTCTCCCTCCCCGAACATCTGCTCGAAACAGCGTCCGCAAACGTTGGAGATGAGAATTTCCCGCTCATCCGCTGACAGATACGGCATAGCGTTCTGAATCAACTCTCCGTCTTTCCATCGCTGGAGGTCGTCGCTGTCCACCAAAAGAATGTGAACATCCTCGCACTTGACGCACTGACGTGCCACTTTTTCCTGAGCCATCATACGTTTCTCCCTGTGCCTGATTGTTCCCCCATTATACTTATATTATCGACAAAATCAACCCCACTTCTCCACTAAAACTCTCAGAATGCAAAAGTTGTTCTAAGTTGTTGTGGGATAAGGGGTTAGGTCGGGGCGGGCAGCCCGACCCGCCGCAAGTCGCGACGGGTCAAGGGGTTAGCGCTGGCTTCACCGAGTATTATAGTGGCGCCCCGGTTCTTCGCCAGCGCTGTAAGAGAATGGGTGGGCGGGATTCCTGTTTACCCGCAAGGCTCACTGATGCAGTAGGGCATTCGAGCCTGCTGCCTTTTTATAGTTCTCAGCTATTTAGCCATTGAACTAGAGGGCACGCCTTGATCCCCCCGCAACCGGAGATCATTTCAGCCACCACCCGAACGGGGAGCTACCCCGTTATATTTATTCCTCCAATACCCAAAGAGCGATGCAGAAGATTAGAATTGCGATTACAACTAATCCCCCTATCACTCATCGTCCTCGTCGTCGCACTCGTCTCCGTCGTCGCCATCCGCAAGAATACAGGCGAGCAGTTGAGCGGCTTCCGCTTCATCGGGAACACGTCGCCCGTCCGTGGCGTATCGGGCCACGTCTGCGTACAGAGCCGGATAGCGTTTCTTGCTCGTGATGAGCCGCTGCTTGAAACTTGCCGGTGTCATTCCCAACTCATCCGACGCCAACTCCACCGAGTCGAACAGATTTCGCTCGGCAATCGTCACCCGCAGGAAATCCTCCAGCGTAACGTGAATTCTCGTGTCGGCCATTGTCTCTAGTCTCCGTTGATTGAAATGAACA